TAGTAATGTTTCTAGTTTTGGTTTCAGAATCATATTTTGAGTGATATGTTGAAAGAGACAATTTAGGGAAGTTTGTCATAAAATCACAGACTTGTTTAAGGTGAGCATAGTACAAATCCGACATGTTTTTTATTTTGCTAGCTTCGATCTGTGATTCAGTTTGTATCGTTCTATGAATGTTGTTTATGATGGATGCAAGTGGTACGGAACTTGCCAATAACAGAAGCGGGAACTTACTTATTTCATAAAATCGAGTATAACCATGCTCCGACAGAACGGGGGATTTTCCTATCCAAGCAAATGAACCGAAATATAAGAATGAGAACACGGGGCCAATGACTGCTAACCAGAATAGCTTTTGATGAAATAAATTCTTTTCATTCAATTGGAACCAGTCTTTTTTCCAAAAGATATATAATGTAATAACAATAATCGATAGGTAAATTAAAATTGCTAATTCTGCATTAATGTGATTCATTTTTTTTCCAATTTAAATTTACTAAAGGGTTTTTTGTTGTAGCGTCTTCTAAATGTTCAGGAGCGAAATGAGCATAAATCATTGTCATTTTGATATCCGCATGTCCTAGAATATCGCGAAGAACCAGTATATTCCCACCGTTCATCATAAAGTGACTAGCAAATGTATGTCTTAATACATGAGTGCATTGCCCGCCAGGTAAGATAAGTCCAGCCCTTTTCACTGCTCGCTCAAAAGCTTTTCTGCAAGGGCTGAAAAGCCGCCCGCGATTATGTGGCACTTCATCATATAGCTCACGAGTTATCGGGACTGTACGATTCTTTTTTCCCTTAGTTTTTATATAGGTGATTCTATATCTAGAAACCTGTTGCCCTTCAAGTGTCTCGGCCTCACTCCATCTAGCTCCCGTTGATAAGCAGATTTTTGCTACAGTAAGAAGATGCGAATTTTTAGATTCGGCACACGCATCAAGCAGTCTCTTAAGCTCTAAAGTATCTAAAAATGTTAATTCGCTTTCATGAATTTTGAATAATGGTAAACCACTTAGGGGATTAGGTAGCGACCAGTGACCGAGTTTCTTTAACGTCCCAAATACGGCTGAGAGATTTAGCTGTTCAAGATTAATAGTCCTTGGCTTTACTTTAGCTAGTGTATCGCCGGATTTAGTTACAAGTTCACCTTTAAGGCGTTTTTCTCGATATCTGGAAAAGTCTGCAGCGGAGAATTCAACAGCTAGAGGATCGTTAAGCCCATCACATATGATTTTTAGCTTTGCATTCATCCGCTTTGGGTCTGCTAGTGTTTGTCCGTAAAGTGAATCCCACGCTTTTATCAAGTCAGAAAGCTTGCGACGATCTGCTTTTTCACCTGTCCATGGTTTGCTGTCCGCTTCTTCCATTGTGAAATTTTCAAAGGCTAATGCTTCTCCTTTAGTTGCAAATTGTTTGCGGACCCTTTTGCCATTCCTTCCGTTTGGATAACACTCGCAGATCCATTTCCCACTCGCTGTTTTCCGCACCGACATATTCTTTTTAATCCTCTGTAATTGTTAAGCGCACTTTCCCCAATAAAGCAATATCGTCAACTCCACAATCAAAAGTCCCGTCGTTATCGCTAACACGAATTCGGCCAGCCGGAATTCGTAATATTTTTTTTATACCGATTAGACCATCTGTATCTACAAGCCATAAGCCGTTTTGAACTTCTGTAGCTGCTTCATCAATCAGATAGGTTTGCTCTTTTGTTGCAATCAAAAGTGGTTTTGTTACATCGCTAGGAATCAATGATTTGTCAAAGACGGCAAAGCCATCCTCAATGAGTTCACTATTCGAGATTTTGCATCGTTTTAACTGCGGTTGGGTGATTTCATCCAGATTAGCGACTTCTTTGGAACCATCAGGAAAAGGTGTGCCTTGCCCTGTGGCTAGCCAAGCTAATGATGCTCCAGTTTCTAAAGCACACTGAAGGATATAATCCGCAGGGAAATTGTCACGGAAGACCCTGTTAGACAGCGCGCTTTTTGAAACGCCAAGCTGTTTGCATAGTTGGAGCCGAGATGTAAAGCCATAGGCAGCTAAGATTCTCTCAATCGCCTCTTTCGCACCTCTTTCGAAAATCATATAAAACCTCATACGTGTTTTGTTATTGACAATCACGTATCGGGATCGTAATTTGTGTTTGCTGAACACTACATGAAAACCGATACGTATGACGTATTAACTTATACAAACGAAAAGAAGGATATTGCCTCATGGAAACACGGATTTCAATTCGGATACCAAGTGCTCTTGTATCCCCTTCCGAGTTCGCACAGCTGGAAGGTTTATCACGTAACACTGTATATGCTTGGTGTTGCCGTGGTGTGCTTGCTAAATACATGAGACCAAAAGTAAAAGGTAGATCTCGTACTAAGATTTACTACGCAAGATATAAATCAAATCAGATTGCTGAGTCACTCGGACACTCTCGTTTCGAAATCGTTATCGGGGAGTAGTTTCATTTTGGGGACTACTGAGGATCCTAGCAATGTTTGATTTTCGCGAATCCAAACAATCTCATTTTGATGATGCATGTCGGGCTTTTGCCAATACGCATAAAGGCAAGATTGCCGATATTGCCGAACGTATCAGCATGAGCCAGCAAATGCTGCGCAACAAACTAAATCCAGAGCAACCACATCAGCTGACATGTGTCGATCTTATGCGTCTGACTGATGAAACTGAAGACCCGACTCTTTTAGATGGATGGCTTGCCCAGATGCAATGTCAGCCATCAGTGCCGGTTAACGAAATATCAAACGAAAAAATGCCTGTTTACGTGATGAGTGCCACGGCAGAAGTAGGCAAATTAGCAGCCGAAACAGTTGCTGGCGGTCATATGAATATGGCGCGTATTGCTGACTTTAAGCGCACTGTAAATTCAGCTGTTCGCTGCTTAACGCTGGCCGGAATTACTATGCAGGCACGTGTCCAGTCTAATCCCACCTTATGGGGATTGAAGACACGGAGAGATTCAAGAGTGTAACAATACCATTTTTAGCAATGCTTGGCTCATGGGTTGCAGGTATCGGTACTTTGTTCGCAGTGTTAGTATCACTATGGCTTGCAAACCAAGCTAAAAAAGAGAACGTGGAGGAGTTAGATATTTCGTTTTCAGTATCTGTGATGCCACATCTTTCCGTATTTGACACATTTATGACAATAACAATAACTAATAAAAAAAGAGTGCGAAGTAATATTGTATCAATCGCCTTCGCCTTCAGTAATACAGAAAGTATTATGTTCTGGGTTAATCCAGATAAATTAAAGGTTGGGAGAATCCCTGTGCTCTTATCAGATTATGGTGATAGAGAGGTAATTGTTTTAGAAAATGATTTCAAAATGGTGCAGTCACAAGAGGTCATAAATGCATGTAGCGGAGATGATCTTGGGACAGCTACATTGTATGTTGCCACCACAACGAACACATTTAAGAAACAGCTTGAGAGCAGCGATGTATTTAAGTTTAACAATGCGTTTAAAACTTATAAAGAGAGTAAAAACAAGTAGCACATTGTGTGCATGGATCTGCATGAGCTGAAAAGGATCTAAAACGTCGGCAGGTTCCATAGCTGGTGCGGGCTGGCAGAGTTCATGCAATTGCATGAAAAGCCATAGATCAAGCGGGCAGGCGTGGCGGGGCTATGATTGCGCGCGATGGGGTGGAATTGTGTTTTTTATCGCAAAATTCCAGCCTGTCAGGGCGTGTTCGTGTTTCGATTCAGGCAAAGGCATTAATATTTGATTGGGGGCTGTGGTGGGCTTCTGAGGCGCTTTGATAAGGCATAAAAAAACCGCCATCAGGCGGTTATTGTTTAGTCGCTGGTTTTGATTGCACGGATAATTATCACAGAGCTATCAAATCAGTTTTGGCCTATAAGTTAATTAGAAATTGATACGGATAAATTGCCGTCCTCAATATCCAGTTTATAAGGCTCAAAGCGGATCACTTCTTCCCCTACCCATGTGTTTAGCTCAAGCATTTGGCGCTGCAGGGGCATCAGCTCATTGCGCACAAATACCTTACTGGCTTTACCAACATCGCCAAAGCCGCCGGTGTTGTTGGGGATAATCCCCATCATTTGCGGCGGAACGCGGTGAGCGGCCAGCATGTCGTCACGGCTGACGTTCTTGATGTTTAGAAATTCATCTTTTGCGGCCACTTCACTGAGTGGGATGATCTGAATGCCGTCTTTTTTCCCGCTGGGCGAATACATAAACAAATTACGGAAGTTGCCAGGTCCTTTCGACTGCTTTAATGCCGCACGGATATTGTCCACATCAGACTGGTTTTGTGCTGGGTCGCTCATATACATGATGAAGCCCGCATGGCTTCCGTTCAGGTAATACTTACGGCGAAATAGGGTGGCGGACTCATTGAGCAGTGCCGACGGGATAGCCGCCAGATATTCTGGTAAACCGTAAAGTTCTTGGTTTAGGTCAGGTTCGAACAAATGAAACACCGAACCCGTTTCAAACGGGTACGGCTGGGTGCTGTAACCATATTGAGCAAACCAATAAGTATCGAGATCGACGCCTCGACGCATGTATTTTGCCAGCGCAGGTTCCAGCGAAAGAGTGTCACCAAGTCGGTTTCTACGTTTTTCCAGATAGGCGTTGCCAAACACCAAATAATCCAAAGCGAAGCGGCTGAATGCTTGCTGGCTAAGTAGCTTATGTGGAATAAAGGTGCTGGTAAGAATATTGCGTTTTACGTAAATGGCCGAACTGTGATGTGTGGCGGAGCGGAACGTGCGTGCCAATCCATCAAGACTAATAGGTGGCTCATACCATTGCTCGACGCGGGAACACTCCAGATAATCCAATAATTCACGGCGGTCCAGTACGGGGATCGGGTCGCCAAAAGCAAAAGCTTCTGCCGAAGGTGCCTGATGTGGTGTTGCCAGCGCTTGTTTTTTTGTCTGAGATTTTTTTTTGCTCATTCTGCTGACTCCTGCGGCCATTGGCACATCATCAGCATGTTGAATTGGTCTGGCGTGAAACGATGCTTAATCTCCTCGATTGATAACGCGGATAGCATTCCCGAATCACCATTCTGTGCTTGATAGAGGTCAACTTTATCAGTCCAGACGTCACGATGAGCCAAGATGCGCTGATATGCTTCATATGCTCCTTTTTGGTCTGAGACTGACGTGTAGAATGTGCGTGAGTTGCCCTTATACATCGAGAGTGAGCTGGCCGCGGCAATCATATTTCTAGGGTTGTCAGACCATGCATAATTGGGGACATATACATTCCCATGAAAACTAGAAAGTCTACATTTAGGGCTTAAAAAGGATATTTTTGCGCCATTTGGAAGGACCAAATGCTGTGGGTGGTGACAGGTAATATTGAATCCTTCCAGTAATCCTTCTAGCTGTGCTTTATATACAAAACCGAAAATGTATGGGAAGGCGATTTGTGCCTGTGCGATCGTTCCCCCTAGAAAAATTTGGTCTTCTCCCGTCGCAATCGCATTTTGAAGTGCTTCAAACGCAAAATAATAATCACAGCCAATCTGACGTGAAGCGGTTATATGGCGAGTTTTATGTTTTTTGGCCTTATGCCAATTAAGCTGATGAGGAAAAAAATGAGGCAAAAGCTGATAAAGTTCAGCTGCATATTTTTTGTTTTGGGCTGTCTGATTCATTAGAAAATCTCCA